AAAAAAAAATGAGCGTTGTAAGTTTTACCCTATCAACGCCCTTATCGAGCTATAATACCTCAGGCTCATTGAATTTCTCACCGTACCATTCACCGGTTATATCACCCATAGCAATCCAACCAACAATACCGTTGTGGTTGATCTTAGCCCAGTGCCAGTCACATTGTGTAACTGTCTCCAGGACTTCATACTTACGGTTGATATCACATACCCCTAAGGACTCACTTGTTCTAGTAGGCTCTTTCCGAATATGCAAGGCAACCTTAGGCATGAAATGAGTTGGTTTCCAATAAGCGTCTTCGTACTCAGCAATCTTACGGTTTAACGCTTCTAGTCCTTCTCGCTTAACCCCAGTACCGTCATTCGGTCTTAATACACCAAATATCCGTATAAATACAGGAGCGTTTGTAGTCCACACATAATGGACTAGATCACGACCTCTTGACTCTTTATACACCTCTCGGAGTCTGGCCAAGATATCTTCATTCTCGATATAGATAATCTCATTATCATCACCGTTATAGAAATACACCTTGCGAGGATCCCAACCATGCAAATAAGGTTGTCCTGGGTCACGTCCCTCAATACGGAATGTAAAACACATACTCATATCAATACCTCAATGCAGGTTTCGTAGATTCGTCTCTTGTTGTAGGTCTAACAACCCCAAATATACGATGATATACTGGCGCAGATGTATTCCACTCGTAATGTTTTAAGCTTCGTCCATGAGTGTCTTGATAAATAGCTCGAAGATATTTTAGTTCTTCCATGTTGTGGATTGGCTGTACCTCATTAACCGCGCCATTATAGTAATAAATGGTTCTTGAGTTCCATGCCGCCTCTCCACCAATCATAAATGTAAAGTCCATAGTTTCTCCTTCGCCTGATCCTCCTCCACCGCCGCCAGTAGATCCTAGTCCGTCAGAATATGGAGGATATATAAATCCGATAATGTTTTCTGTTGGGTTACCTAAACTTCTTGTACGGTATCGAGCAGGACCCCCACTCATTCCACCGTCAACGTTCTGTTCGACAGTTTGGAAGTTACCGTTACCATCAGGTTCACCAACTACAATACCGGTATGACCGTAGCCGTGGTAAGATACCCGCATGCAGAATATAGCACCAGCGTGAGGTGGTTCATTACCGCCTGTTGTACGCCAGCCTAGACCCTGTCCCGCCTTTAACATATCAATACCATTACCCCACATAGCACGCCCAAAGAACTTCTGAGCGACCATGTTAGGGAGGTCGACACATTGCATGCCGTAAGCACCATCTGCATCAACCCCGATACCACGGTCGGCAAGACTACGAACCCAAGTAAGTACCTCAGATCGAGTTGCCATCAACTTCTCCTTGTATTAACGTCCGTCGTCTTCTGCGGTTTGCGCTTCGTTATAACGTTTTGTAGAGATCATAAGTACAGAACCTGCGAAGGTCGCAAAGAGACCGATTGTCGCAGTGATCTTAGTTGCATCAAACCCATACAACACACCAAGCCCAGCAATCAAAGTTACTAGGGCTGGTACTACGTTGAGTAAGATGAATTTAGCAGTATTGTATTGTTCGTTTGAAAGTTTCATTTATTGTTACCTCGTGATTCTGTGTAGCTACGGACAAGCACTTTGATCTCGTCCATATCCGTCTTTACTGATTTAAGACTCTCGTTCATGTAATCCATTCGTTCCACTAAAGCCCGAATAATCTTCTGTTCCTCTTCGTACTTATCCAATCTCAAAGTATGACTATCCATAAGTTTTTCATTATGTTTGTCTGATACTTCAAGCTCGGTTAGACGGTGTTCTAAATCAGCCGCCCGGTTTTTAGAGGAAATGTAGAAGCTACCCATACTAATAACGATTGGAATAACGACAGTTATAAACCAATGCATTAATTCTTTTTCTTGCATATTCCCTCTCTATTCAATACGTGGCATAACCACGCTAAGTACTCCTTGTTGGAGCATTTCAGCTAGCTTTTGACCTTTATAGTTGTATCCTTCGCCTGATTGCATTGTGAAGTTGAACAGGGTAGGTGTATCTTTAGGCCATTTAGTGTTCGTGTCATACGGATATGGCATTACAACAACGTCACCATTGTTATATCGCTTACCATTGACTAATGGTTTCGCTACAGATGCGATTCGGCGATATGCAGGTAAGTTCATATTCCCTTGAATAGATACCGCAAATGCGACAAGGACATCCATTGCGTCATCCATAGAACCAAGTTTCTCATCGACTTTTTCAAATCGCTCATTCTCAGCCTTTTTAGGGAAGTTGATGTCATAATGCTTTTGCATAGCTAACTTATACAACTCAGCGTTACTTAGGTCAATAGCCGCCTCCTCTAGGAACACGTTGACTACTGAGTTATTATCGTCAACAAGAATGACATGAGTTTGCTTGTTGTTAGTTGGATCATAGTCCAACGATTTAGATTTAAATTCTAGTTTAGACACTTAAATCTCCTTTCTTAATTATAGTTGTATGGTGGGTACCTTATTTATCTGGGAACGGGTCTGTTGTAATATAGGTGATAGTCCCCGTATACACAGCGGTCTTAGTAATACCTGTAGTAATACGTATCGAGCCGTCTGGGTGGAAATAATACATAGCATTACCTAGGAAATTAGCAGATTCATTCAGTGCTAATATCATAGTAGCGACGTTAGTTGGTCTAAAGCCTACAGGTATGGTTTCAGGACATACGAAATTTTCAACCCGTTGGACGATCGTCTTAATTGTTCTAGGTATGTGGATAGTAACTAGATCACCGCTTCTGGTGATTGTCGCCGGGAGTTTATAAGGAATATTATCAGTAAAGTCCTTATGAATAAACTTCGGCTTTTCTACAACAGGGGCAGGAATATCTGCCTTACACACGTAAGTCTGTTCCCATTCAGTCCAGTTATTACCCCAGTCTCGCCATCGAATCCAGGTGTTCAAGCGGTCATCCATGAACCTTTGGAATACCTCTTTATGGTTAAGTGCATATACTTCTAGCATACCATGTTTTTGTGTGTCAGGGCCGTTAGTTGCCCCTCTTTCTTTTCCTAACACCATGTAGATGCCAGTTTCAGTAAAGGTGTTAAAGTCTTTTCTAGACCATCGAACGTCTTGGATTCTACCTTCAAGCGATGTTAATGGATATTGCTGAATGTTTTTATTAGCAACACGAATATCATTTACATTCAATTGACCTGAAGCATAAACATCGCCAGCAACGTCAAGAACACCGCGCTCCCGTATCTTACCAATACCGACCCCAGTTTGGTCCATAGACATGAGTACAGATCTCGTTGGGACTTCAACCCTGAACTCGGAGCTAGTAAACTTATCTTGAACAGTCCCTATGATAACATAAGAGCTACCAGAAGAGAAAGTACCAGCTAAGTTAGCGGCGGAGTTAGTGATCTGAGATGTTGAATTAAATAAAACATTAGCGGGTCCCGTATCTTGAGTAAATGTATTAGATCCAAACGGTGCTGTTTTAAATGTTATCCGCATCGTATTTCTCTGACTACCATTCATTGGGAGTGGAGCCACTTTAGCATTACGAATAACCTGGATCTGCTCTCCGTTAGCGCCAACCCGTTTAGCCTCAAAACTAATCTGAGGTAAGAAGTAGTCAAGGAACTCGATACTAACCCGTTTAGGTTCACTAGTCCGACCTCGACTATCGGTAACAGTCGCCTCTACAACAGCATTACCAACCATTTCAATACTACCGATAACCCCATCTTCATCATAAGTAGAGTTTGGTTTACCGACAATAGTTGCCGAGTAACTAGATATGGTTGATCCATATGCCCCGGTTCCTTTAGAGAAATCGACTTTCAGATTAGATAGGACAGAAACAAACTTATTATCACCCAGCAAGTTATTGACAGCAGTATTGGTATCCCGAACTGAAAATGACGATAACGTAGGCTTGACTGATGCCGGAACCGCTAGTGTTAAGTTTTTCTCATCCCTAGCAATCTCTTTACCGTTTTGGTAAGTTATATATCTAACCTTACCGACACCCTTATCAGAATTAGGAACCTGATTACATAACTCCATAGGCGGGGTCCAGTTGTAAGTAGAGACGAATCGACTATCACCATTGATATTCTGTTTCCAATTACCAAACTCCGCTTCTACAGCGTGAGTATATCTTGTATCATTACGATCAACTGATAGAGTTACAGGGCTTCCTATTGTACCAGATATGTCCTTACCTTTACTGCCTTTGAAGATATCCTTCAGCTTGACAGTAAACTGTGCTTTCGCAGTACCATACCCGCCCAAGTTAACGACATACTCACAGGATACAGTAATCGTCTTAGTACCATCCGGGTTGTGTGGGATAAGGTAGTCTTTACCGAAGATAGCACGCTTCTGGTTTTTCCCAATAACGGGGTCGATGTCGTAATGTTCTTCTATACCACCAACATTCAACCATAGACGTTTACCACCATTCCCTGAGAAGATCTGACCACCACCTGAGGAAATTAATCGAACTTGTACGTTAAAAAGGGTTGCGTTTTGCTCAGGTTTCTGAACATTCCAATCAGACCATAATTCTAATTGTACATCCCCTGCCCAAGGACCGGAGAAGTTTACTACTACCATTTACTATGCACCTCCTACATATAATGTTATATTTCTATCTGGATTTGATGGATCTTGCATTGTAACAAATCGACCGATACGAAGTGATTTGACAAACACCCCGTTATCAATTTGTAGCACACCTTGAGAGATTGATGCAACCTCTTTACCCCCAGATATGAAAGAGATGCGATCTGTTGATACTAGAACTTTTGAGGAACCATCTTTCTGACCTACAATAATCCCTTCTTCAGATTGGGACATGTAAGTGTTAACGAACTCAGTAACGATCTTAAGTTCACCAACTTTGTTCTGCAACTCAGCGATACGCTCACTAGCTCGAATAGCGGCTTGCTCAGCGTCCTTTCGACCAGCCTCTTCGATATCCATAAGGTTATGCACTTGGTTAATCCACTCGTCAACGACTTCCTGAGTAGCTTTTGCATCTAGCTCCGCTTTGAGAAGAGCATTACGTTCAGAGAGTTGGTTAATCTGGTCTTGAGTTAGCAACTGGTCAGCTTTAGAGGCTATAGCGCTATCTATATCCTCTTGGGCAACAGAGTAGTCAGTCGCAGTGTTACCGATCTCGACTTTGACACCAGTGACCCAGGCGGTACCTGATGCTGTATCTTCTAGAATGATTCTCAGGTCTGTTCTTAACTGGTCATATCTTGTATCCCATCCAAAGTTATAAACTTTTTCAAGTCGAGTCCAGTCAGCACTACCAGTAAATCCAAACATCCCTGGGTAATCCGCTGAAGATACAGCTCCAGACTTAGAGTTACGTCTCCAAAGTCCTCCTGATTTAAAGACATTAAAGTTTGTCCAGCCGTATTTACCGCGTTTTACATTCTCATATTTCACCCAACAGCTCATTGTAACTGTTGTATAGAGTCTACTTGTAAACTCAGGTGCTATATTGAAAAATACACCCCTTTTTCCTGGTACTGATTCTAATCGGTAACATTCAGTCTGACCAGTTATATGGTTTTCTGGAAGTTTCTCGATAGTGGCATAGCCCGTGACTTTACTATTAATCCAAAGGTTACGCCCACCGATAACTAAGTCACCGTTCAAGGATACCCATTTATATCGGCTAGGGTCGCTACTGTCGCCTACTTCAAAGTCGGTGTACGTACCGATATATTTCTTACCACTAGAGTTGGCTAAGCTGAAGTCAGATCTACCATCTGCACTATTTGCATAAGCAAAGTGAACATATGGAGTACGACCATCAGCACCAGGCTTACCTGGAAGACCTTGCTCACCGTCTTGACCTTTCCATCTTGTCCAGCGATACTTGCTCGGTTCGGGGCTATCCTCTTGAATAAAGTCTTGGTAGAGACCAATAAAAGGCTTGTTAGAGTCAGTTTGACTGAAACCAATACGACCGTCATCAGCATCAGAATATGCGATGTGTGTGTATTGTGTTAGTCCGTCTACCCCTCTAGGGCCAGGAATACCCTGATCACCTTTAGGGCCTTGTAGACCTTGAATACCTTGTGGACCGGCGGGACCAGCAGGGCCTTGTAAACCTCGGTCACCTTGTTCACCTTTATCACCCTTAGCACCATCAGCACCCTTAATCTTAGTCCATTTGTAAAGATTAGGGTTAGTGCTGTCAGCTTCGGTAAAGTCAGTGTAGGTACCGATGTATTCTTTGTTAGTTGAGTCACTAACACTGAATCCACTAGTACCATTAGCCGAATTAGCATAGGCGAAGTGAATATACGGAGTCTTACCATCAGTACCCTTAGGTCCAGGGATACCGTTAGCCCCATCGTCACCTTTCCACTTCGTCCATCGATAAGAAGACGGAGTAGTACTGTCAGTAGGGTTAAAGTCTTGGTAGATACCAATGTAGGCTTTGCCGGTTGCAGTCTGACTGAACCCGTTACCGTATGCATTGTCAGCATAGGCAATGTGAGTGTATTGAGTTCTACCGTCGGCACCTCTCTGACCAGGAATACCTTGATCACCTTTAGGACCTTGTAAACCTTGCACCCCTTGGGGGCCTGGAGCACCGTTAGCACCGTCGGCGCCTTTTATAAGAGACCATTTGTACTTGGTGGGGTCTGTACTATCAGCTTTTTCAAAGTCGGTATACGTACCCATATACCTCTTATTAGGGTCGCCATATACGGTAAAGCCAGTCCTACCATCAGCAGAGTCGGCATAAGCAAAGTGAATATATGGAGTACGGCCATCGGCACCAGGCTTACCAGGAGTACCGTTAGCACCATCAGCACCACGTACTTTCTGCCAATGGTATCTTGCCGGGTCATTTGAATCTTCTTCGGTATAATCGGTGTAAGTACCCATGTATAGCTTCTTAGATACATCGACTTTAACCTTAGTTGGTTCTGAGTCAATATCCTGAGCTGGGATATATACTTCGGCCGTAGTAAATCCAGTATACCCATCAAGGCTATCAGCATAAGCGAAGTGGACATAAGGTGTACGGCCATCAGCTCCAGGCTTACCTGGAAGACCGTTAGCACCGTCAGTACCACGCCATTTAGACCAATGATAATCTTCAGGACGGTCACTACCTGCGAAATTGAAATCTTGGTATATACCTATATGAGTTAAGAAGCGCCCTTCTTCCGGATCTTTAGTAAATGCATTGTAAGCGTTAGACCCGTCCTGATTAACTTTTAAGCCAAAATTACACCAAGCAAGGTGTGTATATTGGGTTCTGCCGTCATCCAAATCGACAATAGTAATCTGACTAGTTGAAATTAAACTCATTATACCACCTCCTTACTTAGTTACAACAGCAACTGAAAAAGTTGCTTTATCTTCTACATCAATGCGAGTGACACTGACACTCTTAACTTTAGACTCAGGACGTTGACCCCATGGTTCATCAACTTCACCGTTAGCATTAGTCTTTGTCCAAATATAGTTAAAGGCTTCACCCCTAGTGTCAATCTCGACATCATCTCTAAATAACTTAGCGGTCAGCACAGTGTTGATGATACCGTTCTTAAACACATCACCGTTACTCGACTCAATCACTGTAAGAACAGGAGATACCCCGTCATTTACAGTAGCGATTGTCACATCTTGGAACTCGACCATCTGGCCTTGAACCCAAGCCTGAATAGTAATCAACGCATTACCGCTAGTACCGATATTAGATCTTGATACCCTGAACCTAGTTCCACTACCCGCAAGGTTATTGTCAATGAAGTAACTGAAATCAACATCTGTAACTTCAGATTTACCCTTATATAAAGTAGGAATAAGCTCACAGCTATCTGTCAGCTCACGGAACATCGTAGGCCCTGTAGTTTTTACAGTCATTTTGAAAGGTTGAGCATCATTGATCATCCGTGACATTGTATTCATCAACGTTGAGTTGTTAGTTGGCCGAATAGCAACGACATTAGACAAGGTAAGTTTAGTCTTACTATGATCTGTAGAACAGCGCACCATCTCAATGACACGAGCTCGGATAAGCAATCCACCAACGAAGTTCTCATCGGTCATGAAGATTACATCACCAATCTTGATATCGTAACGTTGAAGAACCATAGCAGAGTTAAGGCTGATTTCCCATGTTGTAATAGGATACATGTAATTACGTAGCATCTTAACCCCGTAAGCCCATGCTTCATCTGCGTTAGTAAACTCAGTTTTCACATCACGCACAATCCATGGGTCACAGTTATCACGTTTGTTTACAGACGGATATAGCTTAGCTGAGATAGGGGCATAGATTGTATGAGACCCCCGGTTACAGTACATCTCAACGTGTGTACCGTCTGCGGCTTTAATTTCACGAGAGTTAGGGAAGGTGATATATGCACCGTCTTTGTTCCGCATCCGGATAGCAGAAAATAGATTAGTCTTATCTTCTTTCTTAATAACAGAAGCGACGTCTCGACCCATCTGTAACCGAATGTCGGTACGAACTCGTCCTAAACCAGGCTCGTTATCTTTTGCGACATTGCGAGATTTATAAACGTTAAGTATATACTTATCAATCTGGCCACCATCGGTAAGTTTGGTTATAATCTCCATCTCACCATCAAACGCTTCAACAAGTTTAAGAATCCGAGCTAGACATGTGTCGTCATCAGATTCGAACTTAAGCGTCTGTTTGGTATTACGAATTTCGCAAATACCCAATTCAATACGAGTAAATTTAAAGAGTTGCATAGCTTCGATATACTCTAAGAATGATTTAGCATCCTTGCTCTCATAAGCAACAACCTTCTCATTAAGTAACTCTAAGTTAGTTGTAACGCATTCCAAAGTAATAGTATAGTCGGTTTCTCTACGAGTCATTACGTTAAACACATAATCAGTATCGTCTTCATGGAAAGAGATATATGACTCAGTAGTAAGGTTGGCTATACGTTCGTTTAGAACACCATTTGAATATTTATCGACAGTAAAAGTAAAGGTAGCCGAACCCTTACCGCAGTATTGATGGAACTCTTCATCATAATATTTCAGAGAACCCGGAACATCGTTGTTAATATGGTCAACAATATTCATTGCGTTATCATGAACTGCTAACTGCCATGCAGGTTTTACATTCATTTTGAAGTTTCGGCCTCCTTTCTTATAGCCATGCTTCTTCCCACTCTACAATAACCTCAGGGGCTGTTGTAACGAATCCGGAAGAATGAATTTCAAGTTGCGACTCCCCGGGAGGAATTGCAAAGTATCGAGATCCGTTTGCTAGATCTCCTTCAGCGCCGACCCCTTGACTAGATGCCTCTGGATCAGCGATATATGAGATCTTACCCTCATACATATCCACAACAAGTTCACTACCAGCGTTATACTTGTTAGGAACTAGGTCATAACGTTGAACGTTGGTCTTCTGGAACTTAAGTGATTGCACACATAAGGTATCCAAATGACCAATACCTGGTCTCTCGCTCCGTGCTCTACCATAAAGAACCCAGATCTTAGTACATTCTAAGTTCTCTTTGGTAGCATCAACGATAGTCTTAGGAATACCGTTATAGCCATATGTGAACTTTGGACCGTCCTTAATAACATAAGCATTACCGGTTCTACTATTGAAAGCAGGGTTAGGCCGTTGTTGACCTGGCTCATTGTTATTGGATCCGAATTCGTTCTCTTCACGAGGTAGTTTGTGAATATCAGTTGTGGTGAAGACTTGTACAACCTTATCGCTGTCAGTTGTGTATTTATCCAAACTATAAGCACAAATAAGTCGGTCGTTATCATCCATAAACATAATTGCTAACAGACCAGTTTGACCAATCTTAGATGCCCAGAGTTTTAAGTTAAAGTCACAACGGAAGTTCTTAGCACCTTTAACGTTGTTCTTATCCGCAGGTAGAGTATACTCATACACAGCACATCCCCAGTCTTGACCAATACCTTTAGACCCAGAACGAGTCCAGTGTAAGCCAGGACAAGGATAACCAACACTACCTGCATCTCTTGGTGCCCAGTCAAGTGTTAGGTCGCTGATCTCAGCGTGACTAGCTACAGTTAAAGGAGATTGCGAGCTAAGTTTCCCACCAATATTCACCCCTTTACGCCAACCAGCAGAGTCGTTTGGTGTTAAGTTAAGTAGTAGTTGCGATTGGTCATAAGATCCGGAAGCGGTTACAGCACCATCTCTTCCTGAGGAGCTTGTGCCAATTTCCATCACACCGTTTTTATTAACAATACCAATCCAACCGTTAGTTCCAGCGTTCTTAATTCTAATGCGAGGATATGCCGGCGCACTTCCTGCATTATTTAAAGTCATTTTGACAATATTCCCCTCTTTAGTAAGGGAACCAATATCTGGAGAGTTAGTCTTCGATGTCAATACCTTTGTGAGCTCGGAATGTAATAAACCATCCGGAACTTCAAATGAAATAGACACCGTAGCCTGACTCTTTTGTAAATCCTCAGTGAACTTGGGTTGGCCTGATGTCACAGCAAGGTAGTATTTACCATCCTGATCATCAAACTGTAATTTCTTTGGCCCATCAGGACAATCAAGAGCCCGAGCCAGTTTCGTACGAAGCGATAATAGCTCAGCTGGGCTCCCTGTCTTTTGTCCTTCAATGGTAATATCATAAGAGCTTCTTCTACCAGAAACCCATGTCTTACCAAAACGGCCAGTGCCGGCAGAATATGTATGTTCCTGACCAGCACCAGCATTACGTTCAACTTTAGTTACAGCATCGAGGAGTTTACCGATATCAACAGCATCGGTTCCTTCACCAAAGATTATAGAGAAGTATGATTCATCTCTCATAATCGTGGTAACACTCCATCTAACATATTTAATCGATCACTGTAAGTCCGTTGCGCATCTGCCATTCCTGGCGCCAATGCACGGTTTACAAGATCTTTATCCAAGTAAATTGGGTTGACTTGTCCTTGAGCAAGGAGATCATTCCCAATAGCAGAGTTCTCAGTAAGCGTCGCCAATTTCTGATCTACATTATTCAATCCCCGTACCACTTCGTCAATAGAATAACGATTAGAAGCAATACTACGGCTTGTAGGATTAAGCGACGAATAATTAATATTTGAACCAGTGAGTCCAAGATAACCAGCCCCATTCCATGTATAACCATCAACATTAGACATATCCAAGACAGGAGTAATTACAGGAGAAAGCTCCATGTTATCATCAAGGTACTCCGATGTTTCGCCAAGGGCGTCTTTAATAGATTGTTGCATAGCTGTCATACTTTCGGAAACAGCATTAAATGAAGCAGTAGACCCAAGCCCTGATGCGAACTCTTTTGCAATAGCAATACCTGAGCTCTTAACCTTACGCCAACCTTCTCCTGAGAAAGGACCCATCTTAGCTGGTGAATGTGGTAAGTGCGCTTTAGCCAATCCAACAAGCTGAGCGGCAGCACCCATAACTGCAGAAGTAGCTCGACCGCTTACGATACCTGCGGCAAAGGATTCTGCAATAGCCGCTCCTGAACCAGATGCGTCGAACTTCATATTCGATCCAGCAACTGAGGCAATACCTTGAGCTTTTTCAGCGGCCAATCTGTTTCGAGATTCAATACCGCCACTAAACGTATCCCCCGCTCTTTGACCAGCAGGTGTACCATTAACAGTTTCCAATCCTTTATTAGCGCTACTAGCAACATTCTTAGCAGATTGCTCTGCCTTACCTCTAGATGCGTCAATAATTTGGGCCAGTTTCTGCATTTCTGCGTCGGTAAGCTGTTTACCATGCTCCCAGTCTGAGATCAAACGATTAGCTTCTTCTTGACTAACTTGGATCTTACCGTTAGTCTCTCGATACATATTATCAACTGAAGTTAGAGCAGACGCTTTGATCTTACCGATGTTGTCTTCTACTCTAGGAGGAGCCGCTTCAACAGGCTTCATGAAGTTGTCCATGTGCATTTGAGCAACTGAAGAGAAATCACCCTTAGCCAACTCTGCAAGCATCGCAGGCGGGATGTTTCCGGTTTTAAGTGCAGCAAGCGCTAGAGTAACGTCCAAGCGTCCGCCCAAATATGTATCCAAGTTAGTAAAGGCTTGGGTTACAAGACTGACATCGAAATTACCGTTTCCAGAAAGACCTGTTTCTACAGCGGCTTTAACCTCTTGTGCTCTCTGACCTGCGGCTTCTGCAGACCCATTGAATCCAGACAAATATTGTTGCATTTGCTCCATGGATAGACCTGAGAAATCACCCTCCGCCATTTTCTGGAGCATCTCTTGAGGGATTTCACCAGATTTAAGAGCGGCCATCGCCTTAGTTACGTCGAGCTTACCGCCTAGGTGTCCGTTGAGCATGTTAAATGCATTATTCAACAAACCTAAGTCAAAGCTACCGTCTCCACCAAGCCCTTGTTCAAGGGTTTTCTTGATATCTTCCGAATTGGTCTTAACTTCAGGCTTAGCTGTAAGTATACCATTAGCATAGTCATACCCCGCCTTCTCAGCGATTTGTTTGACTTGAGCTTCTGACATACCCATCTCAACCATCTTAGCAAAGAGTTTACCTGCGGCATTGGCGTCGATTGTCTTGTTCTTAAGACCATTAATAAACTCGTCAGCACCTTGAATACCGAGTTGTGAACAGATAATCTTGAAGTATTCAAGCCCATCTTTTGCATTTCCAGCAAAGCGCATAGCCGCGGCCATCTCAGCAGGACCGAGTTTATCCATTGTTTCAATGGCTTTGGTAATACCTTCGGTAGTAACAATCTCAGCGTACTTCTTAGCGCTATCCACGGCCTTACGTTGCATATTTAGCCAACCCTCAACCATGTCTTCCATACCCTTCTTGGCGTCTTCAAACATACCCCCAATCAAAGGAATATTACTTAGAAGATCCAAGATCATACCGATAAGAGATGAAACCGCCTCAATAATAACCTCAGACATTGCTTCGAACATCTCAAGGATAGCCACTGCAATAACATTACGGTTATTGCGGAACCATTGGGCAATCTGTTGAATACCCCGTAGTAAGGCATCCGTGATATTAATAACAAATTGCGGAATTCGATTAATCAGTCCCTCAACGGCATTCGCTACGATCTCGATAAGTGCATTGGCAATATCGCCAGCCGCTTGACCTAGACCAATGATAATGCCTTTAATCAGTTCAACACCAATTTCAATAAACTTACCGATATTACCACTAATACCACGGACCATACCAACAACCATACCTTCTGCCATACCAGCGACAACTTCAGCGATATCACCAGATGACTTAGATGCCTCAGCAAAGAACTTACGGAAGTTTTCACCACCCTCTTTACCAAGTCTTGATACGGTATCAATAAGTCGAGTAATAGCGTCTATAACAGAAGCAATACCTTGTAAGAAGTAGCCGATACCAGCAGATGCGATACCGATAGCACCACCAATCATAAGAAGAGATGTGCCAAGTGCGGTAATACCAGCGATAGCTTCAAAACCTCCAACCTTACCAAGTAAACCACCGATAGTAGCGATTGCACCAACAACTCCAACTAGAACAAGTGCTTGAGTTAGAATATGATCCACAGGTATAGTAGTCAACTCTTTCAGAGCATATACCGAAACCATCAATGCCCCGACAGTTGCGGCAAGACCTATAATACCTTCTTTTTTGATGTTCTGAGCGGCTTGCCCGATTTTAACAAAGGCATAAACCACACCAACAAGCGCAAGACAGGCACCAACGGTTTTAAGGAAGCTACCTTCCATCTTACTTAGAAGAAGAAGACCAGCAGAAGCAACCAGGACGGAACCTGAGAGAACCGCTAAGTTCTTAATACCTTCGTTTATGCCCTTATCTCCGATATTGTTCTTCTGAAGAACCATCGCCAAAGCGCCAAAGGCTGCTGTGACCACTGCCATAGCACCAAGAGCTTGTACAATAGCATCTGGGTTCTTCATTGTACCGATGCTTTGCGCTAAGCTACGCATCATATACAACATTCCAGCAATACCACCAAACATAACAAGAGCATTCTTAGTAAATGATTGCTTAGTATTATCTAGTTTACTAAATGCTAATGCAATACCGGCAATAACAGTAAGCATGATAGCGACTGCCGCTCCACCTTTAAGAAGAACATCGGTATCAAGAGATCCAAGTTCAGCTACTGCTTTAGAGATACCCCCTACAGCTTTAGCCATTGTAATAAAGGTAAGAATAGATGAGGTCTTAACTTCCTTAAGATTACCAGTTGCAAGAAGAACAGCCGACATACCTACAATAATGGTAGCGACAGTATAAAGACCTTTGTTAAGAGTACTTTCATCAAGACTACCAACGTCTTTAACGACCTTAGCCACTTTCTTAATCGCATATGCTAATCCGATAAAGGTTAAGATACCAATGGAAATCTTAGCAGAACCACCGTCAAACCCTTTAGCATTTCGTTGCATATGTGCCATTATAGCCATCAAGCCGCCCATTGCAACCAGAATAACACCGGCAGAGAAAAGACCTTTCGTAAGAGAATTTCCATCCAACTTACCTAGCAGCATGACAGATCCAGAGATCATAAGAATAGAGCCTGCTACGCCAAGCATACCAAGCATCATATCTTTAGCATTTTGAACTTTGCTTTGGTCGAACTTCTTGGTTGTCATTGACAATGTTAAGTAAAACACTTCAAATGCGCCAAGAACTGCTACAAGCCCAAGAACCCCTCGTTGAAGTTTATCAGCAGGAATCATAGCTAGGACTAACAGAGAACCTGTCAAAGTTGCAATAGCCAGCGCAAAGGATTTAATGTTTTGGAATTTAGCCTTANTAGCTAGGACTAACAGAGAACCTGTTAAAGTTGCAATAGCTAATGCAAAAGACTTAATGTTTTGGAATTTGGCTTTGGCTTTAAAGTGTCCGCTAATAGCTT